CCTAAATACTTAGTTAATTCTAAATTAACCCAAGCGTGTAACGCTCGTCCAGTAGATTGAAAAGTATTAGCTGTGTTTTTAGCCCAGCCCCCAATTTTTTCGGGTAAGTTTTTACGGAAACGAACTAGATTCGCGTCAAACCAACCGCCTTCGTTAGAGTAGTCAGTTCCTTCACGATCTATTCCAGGTCGAAAAATAAACTTTTGTAATGGCATTGTTTTAAAGTAATTTATCTATCCCCAAAGAAGCCGCAATTAGTCCATACAGTCCCCAAAGAATTAGTTCAAGTCGTTTAAACTTTTCTGAACCTTCTTCTAGTCTTTTTTCTATATGCGCGTAGCGAATAGCACATTCTTTCTCATGTGCTTCCACTTTTATAAATGCTTCTTTGGCAGTAGCCATTTATTTCTTTTTTGCCGTGTCTTTTGCTTTACCAATATTTAAAGCACAAACATCAATGATCTTGTATAGTTTTCCTATCCATTTATCATCTTTTGGCGTAGGTGTAATAGCGGCTATTGCTGATGCAATAAATACTATTGCACTTATTATTAATGCAATCATTATTAACATAATTCTCTCCCTATGGTTTAAAGACTCCCTGCTCAATCAGTCTTTCCCTATTTTTTAAATGAAGCTCTGCCACTTCCTTTTTATTCTGAGTTGAGTATGGAACGGCATGGTAACACTCGATTATATCCTCATTAACATTCACATCATTCACCCAAATTTCTGCTAAAGCCCTGCCAAATTTTCCTTTTGATTTTTTAAAAGTCTTAATGACTATTTTCTTTTTTTCGTGTTCTTGACTTAACCAATTCTTTAAGAATTCCTTCGCAAGTTTCCCCCTCGCCTTTTCATCCAAATCTCTTGTGCGGCATTCAGGGGTATCAATGCCAGCCAACCTAACACGAACAGCATGGAGAACATTGAAGCCAAGATTAAGAACAATATCCACAGTGTCACCGTCAACCACTCTTTTAACTTTGCATTTATACTCATACATCTAGTCATCTCCTCGTAACACCCTGTCTCTTAGTCGTACAGCTCTATCGCCTACTTGACCAGACCATTTAGAATCCATCATTTCAACAGCAGCACGTTCCCAATTGGAAACTTGCATAGCCTGAATAAACTTTTTAAATTTACTAAGACGTGGATGTCCTAGATTAAAACACATATTTGCTATTACTCGTTGACGATTATCATTTAAGTTACGCCACCAAGGCTCTTTCATGTCCAATTCTTCACAAACAATTTTTATATCATTATCTAAGCATTCCCTAATTCTGTCCTCAGAAATAGGAGTTCCTACTGGTTTTCCATGCTCTTCATCTTTTTCCGTTATTAAATGCCCTACTCCCATAGTCGAATAACCGAGATGATCTAAATAGATTTCATATTTAAACCCTTCATCGCCAATAAGCTCTTGCATTAATTTTTCCATGTTCATAGGATAAGTACCTCGGTTGCTCCGTTGGTTGAAACTGTTAATTTGCCCAAACCGCTGACGCCTTCTACTCCTCGCTCTGCCCCTGCATGTATGTCTACCCATGTTGCTCCTGTCCATAATTGCAATTGACTGGTGGATAAATTCCAAATAAGATCTCCCGCTTGAAATTTATTAATATTTCGCTGAGTTTCATTAACAGAAAGTGTGGCATCTATATCTACTCTATTTAAACTAAGCTCTAATACTCGGACCAAACGGTTAAACGTATCAGAAGAAAGTTCTCCCATCGCTACAGGAAGTTTAGTTTCTAATAATTTAGCCATTAGCGTCTGCCAGTGGGACGTAAATCCATACGCATTGCTCCTATCCTAAACCCCACTCCTAGTCTAGTTCCCGCAGAACCGTCATCGTCAGATTCTATGCGTAATGCTGCCTGTCGTGCGCGTAACCGTGTGTTAATTTGGGTTGTAGTGGCGGTACAGGTATTTGTAGAAGAAGTAGAAAGACTTTCTCCTGGGAAATTTCTCTTTTTTAAAACAATATTAATCGTTTGATCCGAACCTCCATTCCCTGTAAATTTAATATCGGGAATAATACGCCGTATTTGTTGAAATTCTTCCCCCGCAGGGTCTATATCAAAGTCACTGGATTCAATATACACATTATCCATGGGAGAACCGTCAGCGTCGTTTCCTGTTTCCTGGTTATATAAATACCCTACATCAGCCGTGCTGTACGTTGCCATAGGGTTAGCAAAAATTCCTTCATCTATCCAGGCGGTACGAGTTAGTTGCCCAATACTCCAAACTTGTTCGTCGTAGTTAAAAACTACATAGCGGTCAATTACCGTTTCCCCCTCGGAACAATAAAACCAGCCTACTTCATCAAACTCTTTATTTAAAAAACCAAAGATTTGAAAAGATTGTCCTTCTGCTAAATCACTAAATACATAATTCTGTACACTACAGGGAACGTCATTAATTTGCCCTGTATAGTTATAAAACCCTTTTTGATCCATCCAAAACACCCCTTTAGGTGTATTAATGACCGCATTAGGTCCAATCAACCCAACCCCTTCGTTGACTAAATTAGTCGCAAAAGTAAAGGGCTGTCCAACAAATGTCATAGAATACATTGAAGTATCCGTCCAGACCAGAGTTTCCTGCCTTGCTCGTACAGCTCCTATAATAGAAGACCCTGCCGAAAGCCTAAAAGAACCTGCTGTGTTGGTGGATTTAGGTTCCCACTCTGTCGCATTTTCCTGATCACTCCACGCAATAAACATAGGGTCTACAGATCCAGTTCGTGAGCTCCCTGAAATAGGATCCGCCCCAAAACAAACGACGTGTCTATCAATATCACTGACTAAAGTAACTAAGGCTTTAGTGGGAGCTAAATTAGCTCCAGATAAATCACTTAAAGCTACTGCCCTATCCGTGCCTAATGTTTTAGCACTAACGTCCCAATAATAAATACCACCTGCTCTTACGTTTATTATTAAGTCCTCACCAAAATTATCGTGCGACCACAAACGTAAATTATTACTCTCACCTAAAGCACTAACACTACCAAAAGTGCCCGCACCCCACGTGCCTGCGCCCCAACCAGTAGATTCTACAAATACGTCTATTCCGACATTAAGTTGATATTCGGCAGTTGTAGAACCACCACCACCCCCTGAAACACTGGCATCAGCCGTTACTTCATCCCCGTCAGTATCTTTAGCAACTATCGTATAAACATTGGAACTCGTAATGGTAGCAATCTGGTATTCCTGATCAAGAACACTGTCTGTAATGTTGCTGGAACCTAAAGTAGCAGTATTAGCAAAAGTGACAAAGTCCTTTTCTACTGCACCATTGGAACTATCAGTAACTGAAATCGTAGAACTTCCACTTGTGCAGGTAAAAGTTGCACTACCAGTTGTTGTAGTTCTAACGGGAGTAATGTCATTAAAAACGTCCCCTTGTTGAATGTAATATTTCCAGGTGGTGCCTAAACCTAAATACTTAGTTAATTCTAAATTAACCCAAGCGTGTAACGCTCGTCCAGTAGATTGAAAAGTATTAGCTGTGTTTTTAGCCCAGCCCCCAATTTTT